TAACTGCGCCAACTACCCGCCGGCGCTGGCCGACTGCGGCCTGTACTTCTCGCAAGCCATCATCTGGGTCAAGAACCATCCCGTGCTCACCCGAAAAGACTTCATGGGGGCGCATGAATGGGCATTCTATGGATGGCGTGAAGGCGCCGCCCATTGGTTCAACCCCGACTACAACAACGTGCGGGACGTCTGGGAAGTGGCCAAAGTGCCCCCGCAGGCGATGGTGCATCTGACAGAGAAGCCGGTGGAGCTAGCCCTGAGGGCACTGACCTATTCGTCGCGGGCCGGCGAGGTGGTGTTGGATTTGTTCGGCGGCTCGGGCTCGACCTTGATTGCGGCCGAGCGGCTCGGGCGGCGGGCACGATTGATGGAGATCGATCCGCACTATGTGGACGTGATCGTGCGCCGCTGGCAGGAGTTCAGGGGCCAGAAGGCGGCGCTGGAAGGGGATGAACGCAGCTTTGAGGAGATTGCCCATGAGCGACGATGAGTACCGGCGTGAGATCGAGCGCTGCCGGCGAGAGATTGCCGAGATCAAGGCTCTGCTATTGAGTGGTCATCGCGATGTGGAAGGACTGTGCTTGGCGCTGGCCGACTGGAGTGCAGAGCTGCGGCTGCTGGAACAGGAAAAGAGCCGCCGGGCGCAAGCCCCAGCGGCCGGTGGGACGAATGAAGCGGTTACTCACTGAGGAAGTAAGCGCTGCTGCCATCGTCGCGCTTGCGGCGGGTGATCTTGTGCCCCAGCTTCTTGCCCAAGCTGCCGCTGAGGAAGCCGCGCACGCTGTGCGCCTGCCAGCCGGTGGCTTGCATCAGCTCCCAGAGCGTGGCGCCCTCGGGCCGGCGGAGCAGCTCGATGACCTGGGCCTTCTTGCTGCCCTGGCGGGCGGTGGCCTCCTTGCTCGAGCTCGCCTGTTTCAGCGCGCCCTGGACGCCCGGTTCGCCAACGGTGGTGGCCTCTACGGGGACTGCCGGCTCCTGCGCGGCAGGTGGGGTAACTTCGCGCCTTTCCGGCTCAGCCGCTCGCAGCCGAGTGGCGCGCTGAATGCGCACTGGGCGGTTGGTCTCGAGGTTCTTCCCCATCCAGCCGCCGTAGCGCGATTCGCGTTCGATCCTGACCCGGGCCAGCTTGCTGCTGACCTTGGCGAGGTAGATGCCGCCGAGGCGAACTTCGTGCTTTTTCATGTGTGCCTCCTGGGGTAGCTGTGATTCACAGCGACTCCAGTCATCGCTCAAGCGCCTGGGAAAGGCAAGCGGAATCTGACAACTCGATCTCGCGCTGTTTCAAACAGATGCGGGTGCCGATGATTTAGCGGAGATGTACAGCGAAGAGCAGCTTCAGGCCCTGCGCGATGCCCTGGCCAACGGCGTGCGCCGGGTGCGCTTTGAGAATCGTGAGATCGAGTACCGCACGGTGGAGGAGTTAAAAGCCGCCATCGCCGCGGCCGAGGCCGAACTGGCCAGGAGCAATGGGACGATGGTCCGGCAGATTCGGATCTGGACCGAGAAGGGGTTCTGAGGCGTGGGTTTCTGGAAGCGGCTCCAGGCAGCGGTCAGGGGCACCCCCTGGGCCCGGCGGCGGGCAGCGGCTGATTACGAGGCCGCGGCCACCACGCGCCGCACCACCGGGTGGCTGCCGGCAACCAGCGACATCAACACGCTCGTCTTCCGCAATCTGGACACGCTGCGCGCGCGCTCGCGCGACATGGTGCGGCGCAATCCTTGGGCGGCCAATGCACTCGATGCCTTTGTGGCCAACGCCATCGGCACGGGCATCAAGCCGCAGTCGCTGCATCCGGATACGCGCCTCAAGGAGCGGATTCAGGAGCTGTGGCTGCGCTGGACCGACGAGGCCGACGCCAGCAATCTGACCGATTTCTATGGCCTCCAGGCGCTCGCCTGCCGGGCGGTGATGGAGGCCGGCGAGTGCTTGATCCGGCTGCGGCCGCGCCTCGCCAAAGACGGCCTGACGGTTCCGTTGCAGCTGCAGTTGCTCGAGGCCGAGCACCTGCCGACGGGGGAGACCAGAAAGCTCGAGAACGGTAACTACCTTCGGGCGGGCATTGAGTTTGATCGGATTGGGCGGCGTGTGGCTTACTGGCTCCACCGCGAGCATCCTTTCGACACGCTCAACCCGGTGGCCTCGACCGAGTTGGTGCGTGTGCCGGCGGATTCGGTGTTGCACCTGTTCCGGCCCGTCCGGCCCGGCCAGTTGCGCGGCCAGCCGTGGCTCACACAGGTCCTGGTGAAGCTCTATGAGCTGGACCAATACGACGATGCCGAGCTGGTGCGGAAGAAGACGGCGGCTATGTTTGCAGGCTTCGTCCTCAAGAATGCGCCTGAGGACCAGGTGCTGGGTGAGACCGCGACGGATCAAAGCGGCACGGCATTGGCGGGCCTCGAACCGGGCACGCTTCAAGTGCTGCTGCCGGGTGAGGACATCAAGTTCTCCACACCGGCCGACGTGGGCGCGAGCTACGAGACCTTCATGCGCGTGCAGTTGCGCTCGATCGCTGCCGGCATGGGGATCACCTACGAGCAGTTGACCGGGGATCTGACCGGTGTCAACTATTCCTCGATCCGGGCCGGATTGCTCGAGTTCCGCCGGCGCTGTGAGCAGTTCCAGCACCAGGTGATCGTCTACCAGTTCTGCCGCCCGGTGTGGCGGCGCTGGATCGAGGCGGCCTTGCTGAGTGGCGCCCTGCCGAAACAAGGAGACCTCGCGCCCTATTACGACGCCAAGTGGATTCCACCGGGCTTTGCCTGGGTCGATCCCTTGAAGGACATCAAAGCGCAGATCATGGCGGTGCGCGCAGGGTTCAAGAGTCGCGCCGAGGTGGTCTCTGAGCAAGGCTACGACGCCGAGGCGATTGATCGGGAGATCGCGGCCGACAACGCACGCGCCCGCGAGCTCGGCCTCAGCTACGACACCGACCCTTCGAGCGAGGACAGCGAGGAGTCATGAGGAGACGTGAACAAGTCCTGCGCCTATTGGGCGCCAAGCCGCTGCTGGTTGAGGTGAGCAAATTGGATGCCACTTACGGCTTGCGCAGGCCATATGCGGTTCAGGAGGGCGTGGCGGTCATCGACATCGCCGGTGTGCTGGCCAACGAGCCGTCGCTCGTCGATGCGATCCTGTTCGGCGCCACGGCCTACGGCGAGATCCTCGAAGAGGTCGAGCAGGCCATCGCCGATTCCGAGGTGCGGGCGGTTCTGCTGCGCGTCAACTCGCCGGGTGGCGACTCAGAGAACGCCTTCGAGACCGCGGCCGCCCTGGCCGAGCTGGCGCGCCAGAAACCGATCTGGGCCGTGGCCGACAACTCGATGTTCAGCGCGGCGTACTTGCTGGCGACGGCGGCCGAGCGGATCTATGTGCCCGAGTTCACCGGCGGAGTCGGCTCGATCGGCATCTACGCCGAGCACCTGGATTGGAGCGAGTACAACCGCAAGCTGGGCGTCAAGGTCACCTACATCGCTGAAGGCGAAGGCAAGACCGACGGCAATCCCAACGAGCCGCTGTCGGAGTCGGCGCGGGCGGCGCTCGAGGCCGAAGTCACCCGCCTCTACGGACTGTTCGTAGAAGCCGTGGCTCGGCGGCGCGCCTTGACCGAGCAGGCGATCCGCCAGTTGGGCGCCGCCCTCAAGTACGGCCCGGACGCCTTGGCGGCCGGCCTGGCCGATCGCACGGGCACCTTCCGAGAGGCGCTCGCCGATCTGGCCGCATTTGTAAGACCGACTTCCATTCCCCAAGGAGGCAGACGTATGAACGAAGAACCGGTTCGGGCGGAAACGCCCGAGCCCACTATTGATCTGGAAGCGATCCGCGCCGAAGTGCACCGCGAAGGCTACGCCGAAGCGCGCGAGATCGTCGAGCTGTGCGCCCTGGCCGGCATGCCGGCCAAGGCCGCCACGTTGCTGGCGCGTGGGGCTACCCCAACGGAAGCACGCCAGTATCTGATCGAGGCCCGCGCGGCTGAAGACGCCCAAGAAATCCGCTCGCACGTCATGCCGGATGCGGGCACCAGCGCCAAACCGCCGCTGGAGAACAACCCGGTGGTCAAGGCCGTCGAGCGGCTGGCGAAAGGAGTGAACTGAAATGGCTGCCAAGACCGAACCCAACTACCTGGGCGACTGGCTGAAGTTTGAAGAGGACAACCTCTACAGCCGCGACCAAGTCACGGTGGCTTCCGGCCAGAACCTCAAGACCGGCACCGTGGTCGGCATCATCACCGCGAGCGGCAAGGTCACCCAACTGGCGCCTTCTGCGAATGACGGCTCTGAGAACGCCGCCGGAGTGCTCGTTGGCGATGTCGATGCGAGCGCGGCTGACACCCCCGGCGTGATTATCGCGCGGCTTGCCGTCTGCTCCGACAAGGGGCTGGTGTGGCCGAGCGGGATTACGGGTCCGCAGAAGAACACCGCCCTGGGGCAACTGAAATCGTTGGGCATTCTGGTCCGCGAAGGAGCGTGAGCAATGCTGAATCCCTTCTCTTCCGACGCTTTCGACATGGCGGCGCTGACTGCCGCCATCAACAAGATCCCCAACACCTACGGGCGTCTCGAGCAACTGAACCTGTTCCCGCCTGTCGGCGTGCGCACCCGCACCATCATCATCGAGGAGATGAACGGCGTGCTCAACCTGCTGCCGACCAGGCCCGTGGGCTCGCCCGGTACGATGGGTACGCAGGCGAAGCGCAAGGTGCGCTCGTTCGTCATCCCGCACATTCCGCACGACGATGTCGTGCTGCCCGAGGAGGTCCAGGGCATCCGCGCCTTTGGCTCGGAGACCGAGATGGATGCCTTGGCCAACCTCATGGCCCAGAAGCTTCAGACCATGCGCGCCAAGCACGCCATCACGCTCGAGCACCTGCGCATGGGCGCGCTCAAGGGCGTGATTCTGGACGCCGACGGCTCCACCCTCTACGACCTCTACCAGGAGTTTGAGATCACGCCCAAGGTGGTCAACTTCGCCCTGACCACCTCCTCGACCGAGGTGCTGCTCAAGGTGCTCGAGGTTCGCCGGCACATCGAGGACAACCTCAAAGGCGAGTTCATGACCGGGGTGATGTGCCTGTGCTCGCCGGGCTTCTTCGACGCCCTGACCACGCACCCCAAGGTCAAGGAAGCCTACCAGCGCTGGCGCGAGGGCCTGGTACTGTTCTCGGACAACCGCACGGGGTTCACCTTCGGTGGGGTGACGTTTGAAGAGTACCGCGGCCAGGCGACGGACTCCAGCGGCACCGTGCGCAAGTTCATCGCCGACGATGAGGCGCACTTTTTCCCGCTGGGGACGGCCACCACATTCCGCACCTATTTCGCCCCGGCGGACTTCAACGAGACCGCCAACACGCTGGGCCTGGCGCTCTACGCCAAGCAGGAGCCGCGCAAGTTCGGGCGGGGAACCGACTTGCACACGCAAAGCAACCCGCTGCCACTCTGCTTGAGACCCGAATGCCTCGTCCGCGGGACCAAGGCCTAAACGAGTTGACAAGGTTTCCTGACTACGCCAGCTACCTCAAGAGCGAGCGATGGGCAGAACTTCGGGCGGAAGCGCTGGCGCGGGATGGACACCGCTGCCGCGCATGCGATAGCGACCAAGACTTGGAAGTCCACCACCGCCGCTATCCGGAGGCGCTCGGCGCGGAAACGGTGGGCGACCTGACTACACTCTGCCGGCCATGCCACGAAGCGATTACCGCTCACCTGGACCGGCGGAGATTTCAAGCACGCGTCCTCGTCCTCAACGACGTGCAGCGGATCATTCCTTCCACGGAGAGTAACGTTCCTCATGGCCTACAGCACATTGCGCTTTCGGATTACCGGCGTCTCACCCCTGGTGATGCACAACGGCCAACTGGCCAATCCGCTGAACCGTTTCGCCAAAGAGATCCGGAGCATCTCCGGGAAACGAAGGAAAACCGAGGCGGACTTTGAAGAGATTGCGCGCCTGGAGTGGTTTGGCTCGCTGTACCTGAGCAAAGGAGAGCCTTGCCTCCCAGGTGAACTCATCGAGGCCTGCATCATTCGGGGCGCCGTGACGAGGAAGCGGGCAAAGCAAGCCAAGGCCGGGGTCCTGTGCCTGGGCGCATTCCCTCTTCAATATGACGGGCCGCGAGACCCAATGGAACTCTGGAAATCGGAAGCCTTCCGGTTGATGGCCAGCGTGAAAGTCGGCAGCTCACGGGTGATGCGCACGCGACCGGTTTTCCCAGAGCGGTCCGCGGAGATTGAGGTGCGGTTCAACCCCACATTGCTCAATGCGAGCGAGATCCGGGAGTTTCTGGTGGCGGCCGGCGAACTGGAAGGAATCGGTGACTGGCGGTCACGGTTCGGACGCTTCGAAGTTGTTGAGCTTTAGCTCGGTCGGTGTTTGACCGGGAGGGCACGGCAAAGTATGGCTTGGCGGGGCCGGACTGGGCCAGGCATGGTGGGGCAAGCCGGGGCTTGGCGAGGCTGGCCGTGGCTGGGTAGGGACAGCGAGCCGGGCGGTGAGGGTCGCCGCCCGGTTCGCTCCCTCGCTTGCGAAGGCGGTGAGAATGAGCTGGGCCTCGGCTGCTGACAAGCTGACCGCGGTGTGTCTTGCGGCGTTCGGGCGGACAGTCACCTACACCCCGCAGGCGGGCTCATCGTTTGCGCTGACCGGCATCCTGGACAGCGGGGCTCGGCCTGAGAATGCGGCGCCGGGCGTCTACGCGCTGCTGTTCGTCAGAGCGGCGGCCTTCGTTGAGCCGCCCGCGCGGGGCGATGAGGTCACCGTGGACGGCGCCATCTATAAGGTCGTGGATCTTGAAGCTGACGCCGAGGGCGGCCTACGGCTGGTGCTGCATTTTAACCGGGCAGTGTGATGCCGAGAGTGAATGCGCCGCGACCCTTGCTTGATGTAGCATGATAAGCACATGAGCAAGACGCGCGGGATTCAAGATTTCGTGCTGGAAGTCAAATTCTACCGTGAGCAGGATGGCCGCTGGCTGGCGGATATTCCGGCGCTCCCCGGAGTCACCGCTTACGGGCGCACGAAGAAACAGGCTTGGGCAGCGGCGCAGGCGCTGGCCTTACGCTTGATCGCCGACCGGTTGGAGCACGGGGAGGCTGTGCCAGGCGAACTTCAGGTGTCCTTCGTTGCCGCCTGAGTCTGCAGGCCGCTGGCCATCGGTCAAAGCTTCGAAAGCGCTGGCTGCCTTGCTCCGCATTGGCTGGCGGATCAAGCGGCAGAGGGGTTCGCACCGAATCCTGGAGAGACCCGGCTGGCCTGATGTGCTGTTTGCCTACCACAACCGAGTGACGCTCGGACCAGTGGCGCTGAAGCTGCTGGCCGAAAAGACGGGCCTAAAACCCGACGATCTGTAACTTCGTTCTCAAGGTCATACCACCCTTCAAAGCTCATCTGTGCCGAGCGTTCGCATCTGGTTCCGCAAGCAGCTCCGGGTGGATCGTCTCAACTTCCGCCAGTTCCAGATGCTCAAGCTGGGCACCGTGGGGCTGGCGGCGGTGAGGAACCGCCTGGCCGCCGGCCTGGGGCCAAACGACGCGCCGGCTAAGCCGCTCACCAAGCGCTACGCGATCTATAAGGCGAAGCGCCTGAGGCGGCGCGCGGTGCGCGACCTCTCGCTCACCGGCAGCATGCTCGGCAATCTCGCGGTGCGCACGGTGAGCGAGCGCGCAGCCAAAGCGGCGCTGACCTCGCGCAAGGAGCGCATCAAGGGCCTGGCCAACATGCGCCGTGAGCCGTGGCTGGTCTTCTCGCCGCGCAACCGCGCCGCCGTCATCGAGGCCGCCCGCCGCATCCTGCGCGAGATCACGCCCAGGCTGGTCGTCGAGCGCTTGCTCGGAGGCCGGCAGTCATGATCAATCCGGCAGAGCTGGTCGATGCCTTGGTCGAAAAGCTCCGCGCCATCCCGGAGCTGGTCTTAGAGATGGAAGGCGACCCGCAAAGGATCTACGCCTACCACGACCTTTACCCCAAGCGCGTCAGCCTGCCCCTGGCTATCTACGAGATGCCGGTGCCCTCGATCCTGGTCACCTGGCAGGGAACCACGCCGGGCAGCTTTGGCGCAGGCGAAGCCTGGAGGCACAACCTCTCGCTCTACCTCCGCGCGCGGGAGACCTTGGAAGGCGACCCGCCCACAGCTTACTACCGCCTCTTTGATCTGATCGTCAACGGCGTGCCCGCCGGCGGCGCACTGAAGATGCTCTACACCACCGTCCACCCGCGCTGCCACCCGATGGATCTGCTTTCGATCCAGCGCACGAGCGACGAGCAAGGGACAGACTACTTCGAAGTCACGGTGAGCTTCACCGAGATGGGAGATTGAGATGCCCGCCAACATTCGTGAAACCAAGATCGGCTTCGGCTATAAGAAGCAGACCGATCTCTCGACGCCCAACGTCGTGGGCGACATCTGGAGCCTGACCAAGACCAATGCCGCGCTTTCGACCGTTACCTTGAACACGGAGAACGATGCGGCGGAGCTCGGCAAGGGGCACGAGTTTGCCACCCAGACGTTCAAATCGCACTGGGACGTGAGCGGCTCGATCGAGAAGTTTCTCACCAGCGAGATCGCCGCTTGGGCTTTCGTCTTCGGTCTAGGCGGCAAGGTGAAGAGCGGCACGCCTCCTGCGATCACCTACACTTGTACGCCACAGGATCCGGTCACGGGCGGCATTGAGTTGCCGGCGTTTTCTTTTGTCGAGCAGATCCGGCCGGGCGCGAGCGCGGTGCTTGATCGCATGGCGGTAGGCTGCGTGATCGAGGATTTCACCATCACGGTCGGCTCGGGACCGGGCCGGG